TCCATCATCGCCTGTTCTTTATCTTCTTTTAATAATTGCATAGTGTTTATATCAGTCAATTCTTTAAAATATGCCTGAGTTGACAACCATGCGAAGAGCACTAAACACATTACTGTGTCATCATGCGCTCCTGGTTCCGCTTCATAAGAGTTCTTCCTTCTTGAAAAAGTAGAAAGTTCGTTAATCGTATCAAAATCTGTTATTATTAGTTGATCTTGCTCAACTAACATTTTTAGCATGTTACAACCTATTGACTTAACAGTTTTGGTTGTACGTATGCCTTTATCTGCTGTTTTGCCTGAAAAACCTGTTGTTACACGTTTACCAGACCTTCCTGCATGTTCTGTGAATAGTAATGAATCACACTCAAATTCATTGAGAAGAATATCAGAAACTTGTTCGCCAATATCGTTAATTTCAATCAAAACATAACAATTATTATAATTACTTACTACTCTATATATAATTTCAGCGTAGTCCATAGGGGTTGTCATGTTATCCCTGAACGTACAAACTTGCTTATACGGTGATGTCGTGACATCTACAACGGTAAACGCTGAGTAATCTAAACCTTTGCCTCGTGATACGTCAGCAACTAAAACATATACATGATCCTCTTCAGGTGATTCATACATTTTAAGTGTTTTAGTTTCATGTACAGGATTACGTATAACCATCGATTTGAGTTTACTACCCTCAATCAATGTACCTGACGATCCTAAGAACCCGCATTCAAATTCTTGTGTAAATTTTTGTGTATCATTGTCCATCGCAGCAAGCGTTTCTGCTTTCCATTTGTCATCACGACCAGGAACACGTTGCCAAGGCACTTCAACATATTCAAACCCGTTGATACCTTCTTTTGCACCTTCACATGTTTTGTAAAAGTGATTCAATCCATTCGGTGTTGATGTGTATAACATCTTTGTTGTTTCACCAGATGAAATCGTTGGAAATACTGATGCAAAGAACTCATCCCAGTTCTCTACGAACGCTGTCTCGTCAATATACAGAAACGAAATCGATTTACCACGAATCGCACTTGACGATGTTGCGCCTGCTATGATTTTACATCCGTTCTCAAATTCAACAGAACCTTTGTTCCATTCGATTACACCTTGTTGCAACCACTTAGGCAATGCTTCGTATGCAATCTTAATTCGATCAAGTATTTCACGAGCGGCATCACCTTTGTTTGCGAGCAATGCGCACGTCTTGTGTTCGTTAAAGATTACATAATGTAGAATCACAGCAACGGCAGTTGTTGTTTTACCCGCCTGTCGTGAAGTTACAACTGCAACTCTACGATTGTTTGTTATCTTTTCAACAATCTCTTTTTGATAATCGTACAATTTAATAGGTATCAACCCTTTGTCAACGTGTACGATATTAATATACTTTTCTGCAAAATACGTAGGATCTTGAGCGCACTTGATAAACTCGCCAACCATCTCCTGAGTGAACTCAATAGAAGTTCCCTTTCGCTTCAGGTTTATGTTGCCGTTATATCCTCGCTCAATCATCATCGTTGCGAATATCCTTTAACACTTTTTGCAATTCGTTAGTCGAACCAACAAACAAATTGTTGTTGACTGTACCCTGTGCTTGTTCTTCAGGTGTAGCATCTTTAACTTTCTTATCCGACATAGACACGAGATCTTTGTTTGCATCAACAAGTGTTTTCATAATCGTAGATACGACTTCATATGCACGAGGATGTTCTGATGCTTTCGCAACTTCTAACATCTCTTCAAGCGCATGTGTTCCTTTTTCGATTACATTATAAAAGTTTTCTCTTGCGTATTCATAATCCTTATCAGCGTTTTCAACTTTAGAATCACTCGCAGGAACTTTAGTTAATGTTGTAACCTCATTTTCTGGTAAAGGAACCATTCCCAATGAGTCACTAATTTCCTTCATACTTTATTCCTCATCAATAATTACAATCGATCTCCATGAATCATCTTCATCCCAATAATCATATGTTAATGTTGCAACACCGCCAGTAACTTCTGAACCTGTTGTTGTGGCTGTAAACACATCTCCTTGTTTAGGTGTTGCACCAGTGCCTTTATCAGGCAATTCGTAGTTGTCGGGTGAACTTGTAGGCGCTTGCCTATTTGCCTCCCAACCTACTGTTGTCCATTGTTGTGTTGTCCCTGTACCTAAATCAAGAATACGATATGATTTACCCACTTCAAACTGCCCTGAATTGACTGAAACACCTGGTTGAGATGTGTGCGTTTGCAATTCAGGTTGTCCTATAAAAGGCAAATCTTCATATGTGTTAGTTTCAACAAACTTGATAACCTTCTTATTTGATACAGGACCAAAATAATATGCTTTTACTGTGAAGTTCAAGGTCCAGTTTAAAACACGTCTTTGCGTGAAGTCACCTTCATATTCATCACTCATTGTAATGCCACTTAAAATGACAGGCACATCAAAATACATATCCATTTCATCAACAAGTTTAACTGATGCAGTAAACTCAGGTTTAAAAAACGGCATTATTTGTTCTATAATTTTCAATCCATCTTCTGTATGTTTTGTCATCACATTTAATTGAAATTCAAGATCATACGGGGCAGGAACAAATTGTGATATTTTTGTGTTCCCATCATTCTGAATGACTTTATTGTTTTTTGTCAGCGATGTCAACTTTCTTTCAGGAGCGAAAGACATATTCGTAATTTCAAATGACATTCTTGGTAATGTCATCGCTGTTGGATTGTTTAAACCAGGATCTTGTTCTATGCGAGCAAGGATCTTTTCCATGGGTGCGTAATGAATAGGCACTTTCATTGTTTGAATTGTTTGACCGGAATTATCCTTACGTGAAATCTGAATATCGTTAAACAATGTTCCGAATAATGCAACATATCTACGAGTTGTTTGATGGTAAAATCTATTTCCAAACATTATAGCCAATCCTCGCCTTCACCGAACGGATTTCCTTCACTGAAATCAAGGATATTATCAGCAGTGTTTTCAATAACAAAATTGTCAGCATTTTCTCCAACATCTTGTGCAACAATATCAATTGCAGTATCAATACCGGTCAATTCATTCGTTGTAACTGTTTTGTATTTTTCATAAAGATTGTCAACGGTTTCGATGCCTGTTGTAAACCTTTCATTACTGTATTCAAATAATTCACACTTAAGATCATATGACTGTAATGATCCCATTTGATAGAATATCGCTTCGTGTTCAACATGCATGATTTTAAATATCTTATTGTTTAGAGGGAAGTAAATCAAATCACCTTCAAATGGACGTACTCGTTCAACATCTTCAATAAGTCCCACTTCTTGCTCCCAAGTTCTCATAGCAACTGTTAGTGTCATAGAATCACGAATTTGTAATCCGAACTTAGATAAGAAATCACCTTCACCCTCAAACCCATCAACATTCTTAACATACATTTCAACTTCAAACGCCGTGTTATATACAGGAAGATCATCTTCATTTAGCAAGTCATCATATCCACTATCGATAAATGCAGGTTGACCTACATTTGTATCGACAGGTGATTGAATTGTAATTGTTGGCGGAGTCAGGTAACCACTTCCTGGATTATCAACAGTAATACCTGTAACTACACCACGAATAATTGTTACAGTTCCTGTCGCTGTTGTGCCGCCTATAGGTGCATCACTAAATGTGACTGTTGGTGTTGCAAGATATCCGTGACCGTGATTCAAAAAAGAAATCTCATCAACTGCTCCTGCACCAGTAATTGTACAGTCTGCACTTGCACCTTCTCGAGGTGTTGCTTGATATGTAGGAGTTACTTTAGGTATGTAAAAACAATCTATTCCGAAAATTTTTATCGACTCGACAACAAGGTCCTCAATAAGAGACTGCTCCATCGAGTTTTCGTAATTTTCGAAATAATAATTTTTAGCCATGACGCTATCCTATCATGTCCATAACGGGCAAAGAGTATGAAGTAATCATATCCTCTTCCAACCGTTGTATTTCCTCTCTAGCATCGTTTAAAATTTGTTCACCGTTAAACTGCACATTACCAGGTAATGTCATGCCATTAAATTTAGTGAGGTTTGAACCCCATTGATATTTGATCTTCGCTGTTGCATAATTTTGCAGCCATCGATCTTTCCAAACATCTTGATATACGTCAGGATCAACAATCTTATACGCTTCGATTGCAACAAATGTTCCGATGTCTAATCTAGCATGTTTTGTGTCAAGGAACAACTTGTTTACATGTCGATTATATCTCATAGGAGTCATACCTACGAGCAATTCTTCCATAAACTGCAAATTCATCATTGACATGTAAAAATGTGTCAAATTATAGTTGACAATATCATGTAAGTTGTTTAGAACAAATTGATATTGAACATTAAACATGCCTGAACCAGCAGTAATATTAGAACCTAAATCGAATACATTGATTGCGCCAATGATGTTTTCAGGCATTGTGATATAACCTGCTTCATGCAATCCTTTGTATATTGAATTAATAGTAGTCGGTGTACTTTGACTTGTGCTTGTTACTTGTTCACTTGATTGAAATGGCACATCAGCATCAATTAAATCTTTATAGTAAATATTGTTACCTTCGATTGAAATGATTTTTGCTTCAGCGCCACTTGTTGCGCCTGTTACAGTATCATTAACAGCAAAACCTGTCGCATCAGCAACAGTAAGATAAGATCCTTTTAATTCGTGTCTATAATATGTCCTTTCCGCACCATCGAAATGATAATCCCAATAATAAGACAATGCCTCTTCAACACGATCATCAACTTGATCCTGGTCAACATTAATCTCAATGACTGGTTTACCTAGTTTCCTAAGGCACCATTCTTTGAATTCTTTTTTAGTTGTTGGCTGTGCCATTATTATCTCCGATTATTATGACCAACTAGTCAAATTGAGTTCTACACGCTTCCATGTATCTGTTGCAGTACATACATAAATGTATTGATCGTCAACTCTAATTTCGCCTGCTGTTCCAGTTGTTGTATTGGTTGCAGGTGCATCTGCGATTAAGTTAATATTCCCCTTTACACTCCCTGACACAAATGCATTTCCTATAACTTGTAATTTATCAGTACCAGAAGCGCCTGGACTTGAGGTATCAAATGCTGATGCCCCTATAACTGCTTGACTTGAAACAGATAAAGTGGA